CGCCGCCGTCCTGGCTTTCGTAGGTGGCGTTCGTCACCTGGGGGAAATCGGAGGGCTGCCAGAAGTTGTCCGGGCTCACGAAGGTGCCGCGCACGCCGTTGAACAGGGATTGGCGAGACGGCCGGGCCTGGAGGCTCATGTCGCCGCGCAGATCGTCTTCGTCAAGGGTGACGGTGGGCGTGTCGTAGGCCGCCGCATAGAGTCGGTACTGGCCCTGGGTGTAGACCAGATTTCCCACCGCTCCGGTGAGCAGGCCCCGCAGGTTGGCCGCGATGGTGTTGCCCAGGTCCACGGCGCCGTTGCAGGTGTAGCGCGCCTGGGTGCCGCCGCCGGGGATGCTCACGCTCTCATCGCACAGGTTGGCCTGGGTGATGAGATGGCCGGTCATATCCACCTCGGCGCTGGTGGCCCGCAGGCCGTAGTCGGCCATGAGGTAGTCGGCCAGGCAGAGCGCCCAGTTGTCGGCCCAGGCGGTGGTCAGGCTGCGGGGGTCGTAGACCTTCCGCCCCTTGACCTTGGCCTTGATGTTTTCCAGTCCGTAGGGATAGACGCTGGTGTCGTACTGGAGCCGGACGTAAAGGTAGGTGATGCCTTGGAGCCGGTGGTCGGTGGTCCAGTCCGCCACCTCGGCCACCAGGTCGGAGTCGGCGGTCTGGCTGCTGGCGCCCAGGTGCTTCTTGATGCGCATCTTGCCGGAGAAGCGGCCGGAGGTGACATTGCCGGAGCCATCCAGTGTGCCCACGGTATCGTCGCCGAACTGGACGCTCACGATTTCTTCACTTTCGCCGTGGGCCAGAGGGACGACCACATGGAGATACTGGTTCTCCGAGCCGGTGCTGGCGGCGAAGACAATGGGCCCGGACATCATGGCCAGGCCGTAGACCACCTGGCGGGTGGCCACGGCGGAGCGGATCATCTGCTGCCGGTCCTGGGCGGCGGCGGTGAACTTGTTGGCCTTGGGCGGCTTGTTGAGGCCCAGGGCGGACCCCAGGGCGGTGCCCACCACGGCGGCGGTGAGTCCGGAGACCACGCCATAGGCGATGGAGCCGACGGTCAGGCCCAGGGCGCCGGCCACGGCGCCACCGGCGGCGCTGGCGGCGGCGGCGACGATGATCTGAGGCATTTACCCCACCCTCCAGGCGGCCCGCCAGAAGGCGCGGTCCACCCATTCCAGGCCACGGGGCCCGGGCGCGGCGGCGAAATCCCCCAGGCAGATGCCCAGGGCCGACACTTGTGCCACATCCACCAGCACCACATCCCCACGCCGGGCCAGGGCCGTGCCCACCGGCTCGCCCAGGCGGGCGCTGACGGCGGCTTCCAGCCCGCCATGCGCCGCCAGGATAGCCTCGGCGGTCTCGCGGCTGTGGTAGCCGCGTAGGTCGGCCATGGGGTCGATGCCCGTCATGGCTTCCACGGCGGCGGCGGCGAAGGCACAGCAATCCTGATACCCCCACGCGAACGGCATGGCGGCGCGCAGGTCCACCAGGGCGTGCAGGGCCTCGGGCCAGTCCTCGCGGCGGATCATGACCGCCCCCAGATCAGCACCTTTTCCACCATCTGTGGCACGAACTCCAGGCCCTTGTCGGCGGGGTATTCGGCGATCTGGTCCTCGTGGGTGTAGCGGCGCACCCGGGCGCGCTCCCAGTCGGCCATCTTGTTTTCGGCGCTGATCTGGATGCTGGCTGATTCGCCCAGGGTAATGACGGCGGTGTCGATGCGCCCGGGGAAGACCAGCACCGGATCCGCCAGGACGGCATAGTTCTCGTCGAGGGGCGCCATCCAGATGTTGCAGTCCCGGCCCTGGTAATGCTCGCCCAGCACCCGGGAGACCATGGCGGACGGGATGCCGGTGAGTGTCAGGCGCACGCCGCTCATCTCCATGTCGGCGTTCTCGCTGATGGCGTCAACGCTGCCCAGTTCGGCCAGGCCAAGCCAGTCGTGGCCGTTCCAGGCGAACGTGACGGCGGAGTTGTTCACCCGCACCGCGCCGGAGGGCCAGTCCAGTTCCACCAGCAGCAGGCAGGGCACGATCTCCGCCGCCAGGGCGGTGGAGACGGCGGTGGTCAAAGCGCGACTCATGCGAAGGTCTCCACGGCTTCCAGGGTGAAGCTGGAAATCCGCCCGGCCTGGTAGTCGGCGGCGATCTCGTCCGACGCCAGGCGCATGATGCAGGTGGGCGACGTGGTGACGATGGCGCTGTTGTCGGCGGGCGATGTCCTGATGGGCTCGTCCAGGCTCAGGCTCATGGCGCCGGAACCGTTGGCCGTGGCGTCGGTGGTCACCAGGCGCAGCTCGGCGCCGCCGTTGATGCCGATGAAATCGCCCGCCAGCAGGGTGGCGCCGGGCGTCCAGCCGTCGGTGGCCAGGGTGGGGCCGGTCTGGCTGGCGCCGGCCACCAGGGGCGTTCCCAGGGCGGTGCCGCGCGGCGCGCGCAGGCCCAGGTTGCCCAGGTAGAAGCGCCCCGCCGTGCCCCGCAGGCTGGCCAGGAACGCCAGCAGTTTGGCGCGGTCCTCGCTTTGCAGGTTGGCCCAGGTGGCGGTGCAGGCCCAGCGAGCGCCCGGCAAGGCCAGGGTTTGCACGCCACGGGTAAGGGGAGATTCGAAGGTCTGGGTGTTGGAGAGTTTCCGCCACAGGAACGTGGTGGGCCCCTCGCGGCCCAGGGCGGGGAAGGTCAACGTGGTCATCTCAGGCCCGCCCGGTGGCGCGGGCGTAGGTGCCGCCGCGCTGCATGGAGTTGAGGATCTCGGCCTTGGCCATGTCCTTGGCCTGGCTCATGGCGGCCAGGATGGAAGCGCGGTCGGAGCGGGAGTCCACCGAGATGTTTTGCACGATGGTGACGCCGCCGCCACCGCCGCCCCCAAGCGCATTGTTCGGCACCACCGTGCCGGCGGTGTTGGGCAGCAGTACCTCGGGGCCGTTCTCGCCGACCACGTAATACTGGCCAGGGTAGACCGCCCCGCCGCTGGCTTTGCCGCCGCCGAAGTTGAAAATGCTGCCCCAGTTGATGCCGCTGAAGATGCCGGAGATGGCATTGCCCAGGGGCTCGGTGACGCTTTTGCGGATGATGATCCGGGCGATGTCCTTCTCGATGCCCTTCAGCACCTCGCTGAAGCTCTTCCCGCCGATTACCGCGTCCTCGAACGCCGACGAGAAGGTGAGGCCCAGTTCGTCGGCGATGGACTTCTGCTCGCGCAGGGTGTCGTTGACCTGGTTGAGACCGTCGATCTGCTCGTTGATGGCAAAGGTGGCTTCGGTGGCCTGCTCCTTGGTGAGCAACCCCGCCTCCTGAAGCTGGGCGATCTCGTCCAGCTTGCGGCGGTACTTCTCGACCGGGTCGATCAGGTCGATATAGCCCGCCGCCGCATTGCGAAGTTGGGCGTTGGCGGCATCCAGAGAATCCTGCCAGGCCTGGGCGGATTCATCCGCCCGGTCGAAGGCCGCCTCCCTGGCCTTGTCCATCTCCTCGCCGATCTGAAAAAGCGTGCGGGTCAGGTGGGCGGATTCCTCCATGGCCCATTCCGTGTCGGACATGCGGTCCTTGGGCTTGGCGGTTTTTCCGTCTGGCGTCAGGCTGATTTTTGGGCGGCCTGGCGGGGAGGGCTGCTTGTAATTGCCGGTGCCGAATTGATCGTTTAGGGCGAGGGCTTCGCGGCCCTGGATCTCCAGCAGCGTTTGCTTGATCGCCTCCAGTTCGGATAGGCGAGCGCGCAGGCGTGGGCCATTGATGCCAGCAATGTCGCCCTGGACCGTGCCGGCGTCCTTGAGTTGCAACTGGATGGCGGCCATTTCGTCGCGCACGGCCTTGAGGTTGGCGCTGTTGGTGCCAGTCGGGTTGATGCCGCCCAGCACCAAGCCGACGAACCCGCCATGCCGGGAAGATAGCGAGATAGCATCGTTCCAGCGCGTCAGCATGTCGTTCATGGCCGGCAGCAGGCTGGTGGCGATGGCAGTACCAACCCCAGACGCCTGGGTCTTGAACCGGCTCATGGCATCGTTGAACTTGTCCGCCTGCTCCGCCATCTGCTGGGTGATTGGATTCAGCCGCTTTCCTTCCTCGACCATGCGGCGAAGGCCGTCGCCGCCCTCGGCCAGGGCCGGAGCCAGTTCGGTCCAGGTCTTGCCGATGACCTGGCTCATGGCGTTGGCCTTGTCGCCCTCGGTCTTGAAGCGGCCGAAGGCGTCGGCGAGCTGGTAGAACGCCTCCATGGGGTCGGCGGCGGTGATGCCCAGGTCGCGCAGGACGGTCTGGGCGGCTTTGCTTCCGCTGGCGGCTTCGCCCAGGGTCTTGTTGAGCTTGGCGATACCGCCGCCCAGCATCTCCATGGTGGTGCCGGACTTGTCCACCACGAGCTGGAGCCCGGCCAGGTTGTCCACGGCGATGCCGGTTTTCTTGGACAGATCGTTCAGGTTGTCGGCGGCATCGATGCTGGATTTGATCCAGGCCGCCCAGGCGCCGACGCCCAGGGCGCCCACCATAGCGGTGGCGGCGGCGCCCGCCTTGGCGAACGCCGCCTGCATGCGCTGGCTTTCCTTTTCCGCCTGGTGAGCCATCTTGCCCAGGTCGCGCTCGATGTTGGCGAGGCGGGCATTGAGGTCGATGGTGAGACTGGCGAAGGCCATGTCTACTCCTTTTGGCGCTGGCGCTCTCGAATAGCGGCGAGTTGGCGCACGAGTTTTTCCGGATCGGCGATGCCGAGCATTTCGGTGATGAGCGGCAGCGCGGCCCAGTTCAGGCTGGCATCCATGAGATTCCAGGCCCGGACGGCGAGCCGTATGTCGTCGGATTGATCTGGCCGGAGGCTTTCAGGCAGTTGGCTGGCCTCCAGCCAGGCAATCAGTTTTTTTCCGCGTCCTCCAGACTGGCGCGGCGGCGATCCATGGCTTCGGTCAGTTGTTTGAACAGCGGCTCCACCGCGTCCGTGTGATCGCCAAGCCATTCGCGGAACAAGTCGCCGTCGAACTCCACCGGGCTGGGATCGCCGCCCGGCACCAGGTCCAGTGCGGTCAGATCCCAACCCACCGTGAACCGGCCGACGATGCGGCGATAGGTGAGGCGTTGACCGCCCAGCGTTTCGGCGAAGTCCTGCAATTCCCCGTCGGTTGGAATGCGCAGGGTGAAGTGGTGCCCGAGGGCTTCAGCCTGGAACTCGCGGGCCCGGCGCATTTTGGCGATCAGCGTTTCGGCGTTCATGGCTTAAGCGCTGTAGTAGGTGGGGAAACCGTTGGAGGTGATCACGGACTTGCAAGTGATCAGCCCCTGGGCCTGCCCGCCCGGGGCGTTGTTAAAGCCGACGTAGCCGGCGAAGACCATGATGGCGCCGCCGGTGCCGAAGGTGAACTTGAACGCCCGCACGGCCTGGGCCTCGCTGGCCGATTTCATGGCCGCCTGTCCCGTGTCGGTCGGATCCCAGATGTGATCCATGTCGTAGGAACTCGCGCTGGGCAGACCGGGAATCTGGCTGCGGGCGTTTCCGTGGATGGTGGTGGTGTCGATGAAATCGAAACCGCCGTCGTTGCTGTTCACAGTCGTGGCCGACGAGATCGTGGTGCCGAAGGTGATCTTCTTGGCCGTGCCGCTGCTGAAGGTATCGTAGGCGCTGGTATCGATGCCGGTGCCGCCGCTCACGTCTTCCAGTTGGAAACTGTCCGTGGCTTGGTTGCAGACCCTGAACACGCGGCCGTTGAGCTGGTACATGCCCTGGACTTCCAAATAGAGGAAATCGCCGTTGGCGTAGCCGTGAGCCGTGCTGCTCACCACGCCGGGGGCGGCCTTGGTGATGCCGGAAATGGTTTTTGCGGCGGCCAGCGCGGACTGCATGGCCACGGCCACGTTGCTCCACTTGCGGGGGGTTGCCATGGTGTGTTCCTTTCAAAAAAAAACCCCGCCGAAGCGGGGTGGGTGGATGGCCGGCTGGCCGTATCAGGTGATCAACAGTTCGTAGTCCAGGGTGGCCGCCAGACGGCCGGTGGCGGCGTCGATTTCGGCGCCCCTGCCGCGATAGACGTGGCCGGCCGCGCGCATGGCGGCCTCCACCGCATCCGCGACTTCTTCGGCTTTGACCCGGGTTTCAGCCCAGCAAGCCACGGCCATGCCAACGTCGGTGCCCGGCACGCTGCCGTGAATGGTGGCGATGGGGGCGGTGGCGACGCGCTCATAGCCGATATAGGGCGGATCCTTTTCTTCCGGGATCAAATCGGGGTAGATGCGCGTGCCAACCAGGGCGGTGACGCCGGCATTGCCGCTCAGCAGGGCATAGAGTTGGGTTTCGGCGCTCATGGCTCAGGCATGAAAAAACCCGCCGGAGCGGGTGGGTTTGGGACGGCAGGCCGGGTCATTTGCGGGCGTTGGCCTTATCGATCCGCGTTTTGAGTCTGGCCTTGAAGATCTCGATGGCGCGGCCGGTGTTGGCGTTGAAGGCCGGGCCCATGAAGGGCTGGCGGGGCTTGCCTTGCGTGACGAACTCCAGGAACCGCCAGTAGAACGGGTCGAACGGGTTGCGGGCGCTGGCTTTGCCGCCCAGGCCCTTGCGCTTGCTCACGGAAACGAAGACGCCGATCTCGCCGTTCTGGCCTTTGAAGACCTTGGAGGACTTGATCTGGATGCTTTGGCGGACCGTGCCGGGCAGGCGGTATGGGTGGGGCTTCTTCAGCACCGGCGCGTTGGCCACGGCGGCGCGCTGGATGGGCTTGGCGGCATCGCGCAGGGCGGCGCGGACCACCTTGCGGCGCAGGTCAGCCGCCAGTTCCTTGATGGCGCGGTTGAGGTCGTCCAGGCCGTGGATGCGTTGGCTGTCAGCCATCGAGCAGCCCCTTGGCGCATTGCAGGTTCATGCTCACACCGTCGGCATCCGGGATGATGGCGTGGATGGCGTAGACGTCGGCGCCATACAGCACGCGCCAGTCCGCTTGCACGGCAGGATTGTTGCGCATGATGATGCGGGCGGTGACCTCGCTTTGCGCCTGCTGGGCGGCCATGAGCGCATTTCCGGACAGGGCTTCCACCCGGGCGGCCCAGAGGCCGTCGGAGGCGGCGCTGGCCTGCTTGGCCCAGGTGATCACCTCGCCTCCCATGGCGTCGCGGCTGACGCTTTTGGCTTGCAGCTCGACTCGGTGGATCAGGCGGCCGGCGGCGAGCATCAGCCGGCCCTCGGGATGCGGTAGGGGTCCAGCAGGCCGGCGATGAAGCGGCCGGGCATCTCCGCCACGCTAAGGCCGGCGACGAAGGCTTCGCGCTGGGCGTAGAGGCTGGCGACGCGGACGCTGATCCAGGCGGTGAGGGCGGATTCGCGCCGCATGGCGGCGGCATCCAGCCCGGCGCCCTGGCCCAGGGTGATGGTCTTGCCGGCGGTGTTGGTGGCGAGCACGAAGGTGTAGGGTCCGGTGCCGCTGACGCTGTTGACGGTGTGGTCCAGGCCGTTGAGCAAGGCGGCGTCCGCGCCGCTGAAGCCATCCAGCCGCAGCAGTCCGCCGGCGGCCAGGCTGCCCGGGTTGGCGGCGAGCACCACGGTGGTGGTGGCGCCTGCGGTGACGGCACTGGCCGCCGCCGCTTCGGCCAGGCCGGCAATGAAGCGGATGCGCACCGCGTCGTCGGCGGCGTAAGTGGACGGCCAGGATTGCCCGGACTTGAGCACGACGCGGGGCGGCAGGGCTTCTTCGATGAGGTCGTATACCGCCGGGTCCAGGGTCTGCTCGACGCCGTCGCCGTCCAGATACTTGACGCTGACGATGGCGCGCACCGGCTTGAAGTCGAGATCCATGCGGTCGCTGAATCCGTCCAGCACCTGCTCCAGGGTCTGGCTCACGCAGCGCACGCCGGTTTCGTGCTCGGCCTCGGTCCGCGCGGCAACGATCATGGCGCCCAGCAGCGCGTCGTCCGCCGTGTGTTCGATGCGGGCATGGATGCGGGCATCGGCGGCGGAGATGGGCTCGATGGGGGGCGGGGTGATGAGTTTGAGCATGTCAAGTAATCGCTTTACCTGGGATGGCCTGGAGCAGGGCGAGGAGCGCGGCGCGGATGGGGGTCATGGCGGTTGTCCGGCGCTCGTGTTCAAACTTCGTCATCCGCCCCAATGGTCTTGGCGCTTCCCGCCACCATAAGCCCATCACGGATGCGGACCACGCTATAGGTGCCATCGCCGTTGTCGGTGACGATGGCCTGAGCGCCATCCTCCACATCGACTACGGCGCGGCGGTGTTCATTGCAACAACCCATGACTGCGAATTCGAGTTCTTCTGGGGTCATGCGTAATCTCCAATTCTGCGCAGGCTAAATGCACCGATTTTCGCGGTGCCGACAAGATTGGCATTGACGCCAAGGGTAATTGGAGCACCGCCGAACATCGAGTGGTCCGCCAGCATCGGGTAGGCCTCCACGCCGCCGCCAAATATCGTTGTCATGGCACTGGCCGTTGTGCCATCGCTGACCGTGACATTGTGTGTACGGTCGCTGCCGACATAAGGACTTGTGATAATGACCTTACCGGCGGCGGCACGGGCACAGGTATGGTATTCGGCTCCATAGCTCGCGTTTGCCGCGATGGCGGCGTTGATGGCGGCGGCCACTTCTTTAGCCGTAACGGCGGATGCACTGGATGCGCCAGCCGAACAATCAATATCCGCCGTCAGACCAATCCCGTTAATGTTGATCCGGATGTTTTTGTTGGTGCTCAGGTTCCATGTCTGGCTGTTTTTGCTGATCGCCTGAGCCGGGCTGGGTTTGGGCGGACTGACAGCGAATCGGATGGACAACTCTCCGGGCCCACGCAACGCGTTTATCGTGGAAAACGTCGTTTTCCCCGGTACGGGGTTGTCGGCGAGCAACGCAAAATAGTCCGGCGAATAACTGGTCACGTTTAGGTTTAGCCCCTCGCCAGAGGTGTACGCCAGGGCCGGCACTTGGGCTCGATATTCGTATAGGCCAGGCGGCAAGTTCACCACTTGCTGTAACGGAGCAGGGGAACCGGATGAAACCGTTACAGATAGGAAACCGTCGGAGTCGATGCTGGCCGCGCTACAGTTTGCGGATAGCGTTCCGAGCCGCCAACCGGGAACGATTTTCCCTGGATCGGAGGCCGCCACCAGCAGAGACTCGGCGCTGTTGCGCAATCGCGGATTGAACAGCAAGTTGCCTAGCTTCGCCTGATTAGGCGGGACAGCACGGTAGTAATCCTCCTGGCTCAGAATGGCGATGCGTCCCGCATCCTGGGAAGCTTTTGCGACAGACAGGAACGCTATCCAATCCGCTTCAACCTGGTCGTAGTTGGCCGGATGGTTGGTTGGGAAACTGTACCCACTCGTCCCATCGGCCAACAGGTTGTGCATCAGCAGGTTGACGCAGTAGCCAGGGCTGTCCTCAAGCGCGGCCAGCACGGCATTGAGCCGCGCGGCAGAGGGCGTTGGGTAAAAGATCTGGCTCGCCGCCTTATGGTGTACGAAATTCGAGCCGCGCATGAAGGCGTTGGGGGCGATGCTAGCCCCCACATTCTTGTTGCCACGATGGAGGCGGAAGCTGCTGTGACCATCCATCTCCGGCGGATGAAATCTGTCACCGGGCTGGGCAAAATCCTTGAGTGTGATGCCATTGGCGGCGGCGGCCGCCACGCACGCCTTGAATTGCCGGTCAACGATGTACCAATGGGACAGCCCGCCATGAATATACAGCCCATCGATTCCAACATGCCTGCTCCCCGACCAAGACGCGGTGATGGCCGCCCCACTTTCGCTGCCTGAACAGTAGTTGTTGAGGTTGCGTTCTCTATCGTTGGTGAGTTCGGCGGTGATGCCGCCGCCCAGTGCGTTGATGGCCGTCACCACGGCGCTGAGTGTCGTGGCGGTTATGGATGCGCTGTATATTTGCACGCCGTCCGCAAACAGGCTCAATGTGCCACCACTAAATCCTGCGGTGAGGCGGCGGTATGTGGTGCCGGTGTTGGTGATGAGAATTCCGCCGCCCGCGCACAGATACAGGTTAGCGGTTTTGGCATCGGCTGCTGCGCGCGCCATTAGGTTGGTGGATGCCTCAGTCCCCAACAATTCCGGGGCGAGCGTACACGTCCAGTTTGCCAGAGCGTCGATGGCCGCCACCAGTTCGGCCAGCGTGTCGTAGTTCGCGGTGGTGATGTTGAAACTGAAATCATCCACGGCGCCGGTTGTTGTCCCGGACACAGTTGTAGAGGTTACTGTCACGGTTCCAGACGCGGCAGCACCTGTATATCGGATAACAATACCGGTGTTGACGAGTCGCCAGTCCTGCGGATGGCGGTGCCCGTGGGCAATAAGTTCGACCTTTCCAGACAACGATCTGATCTGATCAGAAGTCATGAAATCGACGGGGTCTTCCGTAGCGGTATTCAGCGGGCCGGTGTTGATGGCGAGATAGGGTTTGACTCCCATAGCTGCATACAGAGCAGCCATGCCGTCTGCCCCGTTCGTCCCCCACCATTGCTGGTAGGGATGATCGCCACCGATCAACAGAACCGGCGTGGAGGGATCGTAGATTGCGCGGATTTTTCGGTTGTTCGGTCCCACCAGCGAGACGCTGCCGTCGGCGGTGGTGCGCAGTTTCGCGTCATCGATGAGACCATTGTTGGCGCCGTCCAGATCCGCCGTGGCATAGCCGGCGGCGATGAGGGCGGCTTCGTTGCTTAGGCCGGTGACGATGGCGTCAGGACTGTAGCCATTCCAATACTGGAGCATGCGGACGGTCATTTCTGGGTCTCCTTGTGGCGGCGGCGGCGTTTGGGTTGGGCGGGCGGCTGGAGCGCGCGGGTTGTGTACTTCGCGGCGGCGCAGTCCTCGACCAGGTGGCGGGCGAAGGCGGTGTCGGTGCGGAGCGTGTCGCCGTGGCTCAGGGTGCCGTAACGGGCGGTGACGACCGTGGCGGTGATCTGGATTTCGACGAGGTTCATGGCGGGCCTTGAAAAAGCCCGGCCCGGGGGGCCGGGTCGGGCTGTTTCGGTCTCAGATGGATCAGGCCGGGGTGAGGTCGCCGGCGCGGATGGCGGCGGGCCGTTCGGTGGCCAGGGCCAGACGGCGTTCGGCGCGGATGGTGATGAGGTTCTTGGTGAAGTTGTCGGAATCGGAATCCGACATTTCCACGATGACGCCTTCGCGCTCGTAGATCGTACCGGCTTGGGCGAAGTCGCCGACGGCGACGTTGTCGCTGGTCATGCCCACGGCGGTGGCCACGCGGCGGCCGAACAGCATGGGTCGGCCGCCGGCGTCGTAGCTGAAGGCCACCAGGTTGGTGTTGGCGGTGAAGATGTCGATTTCCACCTGGGCCCAGTCGGCGGGGTTGAGGACGATGGCGTCCGGGTTGTAGCCGGCCGCCTCCAGGTCGCCGATGATCTTGCGGATGAGCACCAGCTTCTTCAGGGTGCTGCCCAGGTTGGCGTCGGCGTAGCCGTGGGCGGTGTAGTTGCCGCTGTCGAGGATGCCGCTGATGTTGGGGGCGGTGCCGTCGCCGCTGACCAACTGGGTTTCCACCTTGCGGTTGACGCCGTAGCGCATGCGGGTGTCCACATAGGCGGCCAGGGCGGCGTTGTCGGCGGCGAGCTGGCGGCTGATCTTGATCCAGTGGGCCACGGTGCTGATGGGCATGTTCACCAGGGTCCAGGTCAGGGCGGATTCGGCCTTGGCCGCGCCTTCTGCCGCTTCCGCCGCGGAGTTGGTAAAGGCGTTTTCCTTGGTGAACTCGATGGCGTTGGAGGCGGTGGGCACGTGGGCGAACAGGCTTTCCATGGTGAGGGGCTGGAAGGCGCCGCTGACAATGCCGGGCTTGCGATCCGGGGCGACGTTGGTGTCGCTGCCGGTCAGGGTGTTCTTGACCTCGAAGCCGATGCCGCCGAACTTCATGCCCTGGGCCAGCAGGCCGACCTTGCCCTTGTACTCGGCGGAGTCGATGAACTGCTTGCCCCAGGAGGTCATGCCGGGCTTTTCTTCGGGCATGGTGGCCCCGCGCTGCTTGAGTTGCAGGATCTCGTCGGCCAGCTCGCGCTGCTTGATGCCGAGGTTGTCGATGGCGGTTTTGGTGTCGGCGGATTCTTTGCCGGTGGCCTTGTATTCGGCTTCGGCCTTGGCGGCAAAGGCGGCCAGGTTGGTTTCGATGGCCTCGACGGCCTTCATGACGGCGGACAGGTCGGACATGGTGTGTCTCCAATAAAAAAGCCCGCGGGCGGCGGGCTTGGATGGGGTGTGTGCTGCTTTATAGCGGGATGCGCGCGGCGGCCCGGTGCAGGATTTGCTCCAGGTCTGCCAGGGCTTTCGCGTCGATGGCTTGCGGGTCGGGTTCCCCCCGTCCGAAGACGATCTTGGCGCGGCTCACCAGCGCTTCGGTGAGCCCTTTGCTGAGGCCGCCTGCATCCCGCAGGAAGCGCTCGAAATCGCGGATGGTTTCCAGACCTTCGACTGCGCTCTTGACGCTGGTGAGGTCTACCCTGGCTGCGGTATCAGCCGGCCAGGTGACGATGGACACTTCAGCCAGTGTGCTGACGCGCTTGATGATGCGCTTGGCGCCATCTTCCAGTTCGTCGTAGTCGCCGGACTTGAGCCAGTAGCCGATGGATAGGCCATCGACGGTGCCGTGCTTGAGGGCGGCATAGGTGTCCTGGGCACGGGTCAGGCCGGGGGTGAACTCGCCTTCGACGTATAGGCCGTGGTCGTCTTCCTTGGCGGTCAACCATTTGCCAATGGGCAGGCCCCAGCTTTCGTGCTGCGCGAACATCTTGGGCTTGCCGTTCTTTTTGAGGGTGGATTCGAAGGCGCCTTTGAGGATGGTGTCACCGTAGCTGTCGACGCCACCGAACACGCTGGCGTAGCCGGCAAAGCGGCCTTCACCGTCGTCCGCCATTTTGATCTGGCAGTCACTGAGAGAGAGGGTCTTGCGTTCCATTGCTGTCTCCGGTGGGTTTCATCTTGCCAAGCAGGGCCAGGGGGGCGAGGTTGATCTGGGCGGTGAGTTCGTCGCCGCCTTGGATGGGCGGGTCGTTTTCGAGCTGGCGGCATTCGTTGCGGGTCTTGAGGCCGTTCTGGACCATCTTGCTGTAGATCTCGGACCGGTCTTTCAGGTTGGCCCGCAGGAGGGCGTCGGCGCTGAATTCCGCGCTGTAGCGGGCTCGCTGGGCGGGGGTCATGACGCGCTTGCGAACGGCCTGGCCCAGGTTGACCAGGGCTGGGCCGATGACGGTCTTGTAGAAGCCGTCGAGGATTTGCTCGACGCCGGAGCCCCAGGTGGTGACGTTGGCGTGGCCGACCATGACGGGCGGGACGCCGAACCAGCGGCAGATCTCTTCCACGCCGAACTGGCGGGTGGTGAGGAGCTGCATGTCGTTGGGGCTCATGTTGACCTGCTGGTATTTCATGTTGGCTTCAAGCACGAAGAGGCGGGAGGTGCTGCCGCTGGCGAGTTCATCGAAGTTGGCCTTGATGCGGTCGCGCTGATCTTTGTTCAGGACCTGGTCCACCATGAGGACGCCGGTGGGTTTGCCGCCGTTGGCGAAAAGGCGGTTGGCGGCGGTCTGGCCGTTGGCGACTTCGTCAACGGTGGCGCGCATGTAGTCGAGCCGGGAGAGGCCGATGGTGCCGTTGCCCAGGCCCTTCAAATGGAGGACGTTGGCTTCGGCGAGTACGGCGAGGTCGCTGCCGATGCGGTAGTAGTAGGTGACGGTGCCGTCGCTCTGGACGACCATTTCGACCTGGTCGGCGCTCATGGGCCAGAGGGCGTAGGCTTCGCCGTTGGGGCTTCGGTCGATGCGGGCGTAGGCGTTGCCGCGCAGGAGCAGGTTGAGGATCATGGCGCCCCAGAATTCCATGGGGGTCATGCGGCTGTTCGGGCTGTCGTGCAGCAGGGCCCACAGGGCGCTGTCCCTGGCCAGGTCGCGCAGGCCTTTGCCTTTTTCTTGGTAGACGAAAAGGGGCAGGCTGGAAATGATGCTGGCGATGACCTGGACGCAGGCCCAGACGGCGCTGATCTGCAGGGCGCCATCCGGGACGGCAGGGCGGGTGCTTTCGACCAGGGCGCTGCCGGGCTGGCTGAGTTGCGTGCCGGTGCGGTCGCCCGTGGACAGGCCGCCGAAGCGGAACCAGCCGGTGATCCAGGAGGTGAGGCTCATGCGTAGATTGGGCTGGCCAGAAAGTCGTCAAAGTTTCCGTTCGTGTCCAGAACCATGGCCCGGTGGTGGGCGACGATGGTGGCGACGGCGGCGTCGATCTTGTTCTGTGCCCGCAGCTTGCGCGGGAAGATGTTTTCGTTGCGGTCCGGCTTGACTTCGACGTTGCTGAGTTGCCAGACATAGCAGGGGTTGCCGTCGTGGTGGAAGCGTCCGGCGTCCACCAGGGCCTGGAGGTCTTTCATGGGCTCGCTGAGGTAGCGGACCTGCTGTGGGAGGTCCACCACGGTAAAGCCTTCGGCGGCGAGGTTGGCGCCCAGTTGCTGGCCGCCCCATTGGTCCTTGACCACTTCGCCCACGACGACGGTTTCGGCGGCGGCAAGGATGTCTTCCTGGATCTGCTCCAGGTCGATCATGTTGCCGGGGGTGACGATGAGGTGGCCGGCATTGACCCAGCCCTGGTAGTGGGCGTTTTCGGGTTTGTCGACGGCGGCCTGGGGGACGTAGTTGCGGCTGATGGCGTAGTAGTGGGTCTGGCCGTCGATCTGCCGGGTGAACTCGAATACGGCGCTGGCGATGTCCTGTTTGCTGGCCAGGTCCAGGCCGACGATGCTGCGCTCGCCCTGGAACTGATCCAGGGTGAGGTGGGGATCGGCGCCCTGCTGGAGGTTGTAGAGGTTGAGCCAGGGGCTGGCGGCCTGGACCCAGACGTTGAGGTGTTTGGTCTTGAAGACGTTTTGTTTGCGCGGATCGGCTTGGGCGTCACGCTGTTGGAGGCGGAGGAATTCGGCATCGACGGAGATGCCGTAATTCGGGTTGGCCTTGCGCAAGGCGTCTTCGCTGGTCCAGTCGTCCTCTTCGTCGATGGTGAAGATGATGCCGAAGCGCTGGTCGTTTTCGACCAGGCCTTCGAGGATCTTCTGGAGTTCGGCCTGGTGCAGGTAGCAGGGGCCGGAGATGTCGCTGCCGGCGGTGGTGATGACGAGCATGAGGGGCTGGCTGCGGGCGCCCATGCCGGTCTGCATGGTGTCGTACAGCTCGGGGGTCTTGTGTTCGTGGTATTCGTCCACGATGGCGCAGCTGGGGGAGGCGCCGTCGCCGGGCTTGCCGATGACGGGCTCGAATTTGCTGTTGGTCTCGCCAACGCTGAGGTTGGAGGCGTTGACGGTGACACCGTAGGCGGCCAGATAGCGGGGTGTGGCCCGGGCCATGAGCAGGGCGGGGCGGAATACCTCCATGGCCTGGTCCTGGCTGGTGGCGCCGCTGTACACCTCGGCACCGAATTCGTCGTCCACGGCGAGCATGAAGTTGCCGATGACGCTGGCCAAAGTGGACTTGGCGTTCTTCCGGGGGACGAACAGGTCGGCGACCCGGAAGCGGCGCTTTCCGGTGTCGCGGTGGACCCAGCCGAAGATGCTGGCGAGGATGAAAATCTGCCAGGTTTCCAACTCGATGAGCAGGCCCCGGGCGGCCCAGTCTCCCTTGATGTGGGGCATGAGTTCGGCGAAACGGCAGATGCGCTCGGCGGGGCGGTAGGCTTTGCCCTTGCTGTCGGTAAGCTCCGGATTGAAGACGTAGGGGAAGCCGGACTGGCCGATCCGCACCAGGTCGTTGAGGTGCCGCTGGCAGGCGAGGCGGTGCCATTTGCAGGATGGAATGCGGCCGTCAACGACGTCGCGGGCGTACTGCTCCGCGAGCTCGCCGAAGGTCAGAGTGCGTTCCATGCGTCTTGTCCTGCCTCAAAGAGTTGGCCCTGCCGGTTGTCGCTGGTGGTCACGCGGGAGCGCGAGCTGGGCGACAGGCCGAACAGGGCCAGGTAGCGGTTGACGTCTTCACTTGCGCGGCGGCCCACCACCCAGTAATGGGAGTAGGTCATGTTGCCGTTGGCGGTGCGGACCATGATGCCGTCCCCACCGGTGTATTCCTCGCCGGCGGCTTCCGCGGCGGCGCGCCGTTCCTCGGCGTCCTTCATGGCCCGGGACAGCATCCGCTCGGCCCAGACCATCTTGGCCCAGGCCTGGCAGTACAGCACCATGGCCGCCCGGTCCAGCTTGCTGATCAGGCCGTAGCGGAGCAGTTCGGCCGAAAGCCGCTTCCACTCCTTCCTGGCCTCGGGCCACACCCAGCTGGGGCAATCCGGGATATCCACTTCCGGCCGAAACTCGCCCAGCAGTTCGCCGAGCGGCTTCTTGCTGGCGTTGCCGCGCAACACGTGCACGTTCGCCGGCAGCGGTTTCGGTCCGCGAGCTCCCATCGGTGCGTCTCCTCATTCCGTGCAGACATCTGCACGGAGTACCCCCTCCCCCGAAACTCCCGCACGTAAAAATTTGAC